TTATACAGAATTATCAGAACCACTAGATCAGATTGTTAATAAAAGTTTTTCCCATTGCTTAACAAAAAGATTAGTGTAACCCTTGCAAGGCCCCTCACAACATAATGATAAATCAACAGTATCTAATTTAAACATTTCAATAACTTCTTGTATGTCCTAAGGGGAGCGACCATACAATTTCTTGTCTAAAGTTATTATTGCTTATTTGTCAAAACTGAACTAATAATCATTTTGAACTTGATTGATTTTGAAGTCTTATTGAACTTTCCATTTTTCAAACTCAAAATCAAAAGTTTTCTACACTTATTAATCAACAATTATTTCTCCCTAATTGAGTTTTTATTGTTTTAAGTGTTTCAATACCCAATCGAAAAACGCAGCTATATCTGGGTGTCTTAATAAAGCGTTTTGGTCTCCTATTTAAATAGCTTCGATGTATTCTATTTTCTAATCAGCGGTTTTACACCAATTTGGACAATTCTATAATTACAAAATTAACCTTCCAGGATTTCTCAATAAAAGTGTTGATTCCATTACTCCATTATCTACGGCTACAAAGATTGGGGTTGGTAATTTCTGCAAGAATTTTGCTGAATCATATCCTTCAGTCACTACCACTTTCACTATAAAACCTAAATTGGCATAGTGTTACACTATCTTTTCTTTTACTGGTTTTATATTGGTCATAAATATATTGTCATCTCCCATCATCATTGCCTCTGAAGTTTTGTTTGAGTCCCTAAAAATATCTAACATACTAGTAGCGACACAATTGATTATAGAATTTCCAATTGAGGTGTTGGGGTCACCAGATTTCCTCTGGTACAACATAGGCCAAGACACTGTATCTGTTTGACCTCCCTCTCTCTACCTGATCGTTGCTTTAATTTTTGTAGAATACTACCGTTTAAGCATTATAGCCATTAATTCGACTTCCTACTAATCCATCAAAAGTTAACCTTTATCATCTTTAGGTTTGTTGCTTTCAATGTATTCAAGTATCTATAAATATAGATTTAATTCGAATTAAAAATGACATTTTTACTATGTTGAATCGTATGAGGTGAAATCTGTTTCTACACAATAAAGATATTTCTTCCCCTGGGGTCCAAACATTTCATGATACATCTAACCTATCTCGAAATCGTTTTGCCCACCCACATAGTTTGTTCTATTGAGTTTCATCAATTTCTTGAGTACTGGCGTTGCATTCTTAAAGAATTTCTA